AATTCAAAGATACGACGAGGCATTGTTTTACACCTCACCATTCTCTTGAAGATCCTTGTAAGTACGACCATAGGCTTCCTTCAAGCCATATAACCAGTTCAAAATATCCATCTGTCCACGACGAAAGTCTAAGTTGTGTGTTTCCGTGACAGAAGATAGTTTGTCGTAGCTATTCTTTACTTTGAGGATGTCTTCCATGAGATCTTTCCACCCTTGAGTGGACATCATGTCGAAGGCATCATCGTAGAATTTCGATAAATCTTGTGTACTTGAGGATTGTTCCATATTAGGAGTCCTATTAGTTAATAAATACGTAATGTATACTAAAAAGTACTCGTTGTCAAGATACACTTTATAGTAAATATTTACATTTATTTATTAAGCGTCTTGAGCGCCTTCAAACTCAGGTTTCAGCTTGATGATGGCGTACAAAGCCGCACGATCAGCGCCTGCAACGTACTCGTCACCAGCGATCTGTACCTTACCTGCGCTCAAGGGTTGCTTACCTGCGTCACGGGCTTCTTTGGATGCGTAGCCGTAGAAGGTCACTTCAGTGCCTTGACCTTTGAAATCTTCCTGTACTGCTCCGATGTTCCAATACTGGGCGGGAATACCGAAGTCTGTGTCTACTGATTTAATAAGTGCCATATGCTTATACGTCCTCAGCGCCTTGGTACACGGTCAAGGTCTTCAACACGGAGTACATAGCTGGAATCAAGTCACCTGAGAGGTCTTCCATGTTGATGTAATGAGCGTGTTGAGCCACTGAAGGCCAGCCAGCTTGACGGGCTTGCTCAGTAGCGTGGACTTCTACTTGTACTTGAATCTGGTCTTTAGTACCGAAGAAGTTGGTGATACGAGCGTAGGCTTGAGTCTCAGGCTGTCCGTTCGTGTTGTTGATTGCTGTGATTTTGAGTGCCATGTTAGTTTCTCCTTAGAAGGTCATCTCTGTGGTTTCGATCTTACAAACCCAACGAATTGTTGTAGCGGCTTGTCCTGTAGCTGTAATCTTTAAGCCACCATTGGTAGTATCTGCTGCGGCTGCGATAGTCCATGTAACTGCTCCAGCGTCACCGTAGGATGACATGACTGTAACGCCTACAACTGTCGTAGAAGCAGCGTTAGCGCCACGTTTGATGACACCTTCGATTGTCCAGCCTTTAGTGTTTCCACCACCAGTTACACCAGCAACCACTTCACCTTTGAAGAAATAGGCAGAGTTGTTGGGTAGGATTACTTGGTTGTTTGTGGATGCGGCTGATGTGTTTGAAGTAAGAACTGTTGCGGTTGCGTCTGTTGTTTGACGACCAAGAATTAGTAGTGCCGCTTGAGATGCGCCCTGTGTGGTAGTAATTGGTTGGATGCAAGCAGGCATTACCTGCATACCTTCAATACTTCTAGTAGTTCCGCTATAACCGCCCAAAATAGAAGCACCTGCGGTATTTGCCGAATTACCTGCGCCACCACCTACAAAAGAAAAATTGTTGCTTGCAACATTACCAGTGCCACCAACAACTGTTGAGCAATATCCATTAGCAGTGTTGCCGTAACCAGCGCCAACAAATGATGAGGTTGATGACGCTGTATTACCTGCTAAACCGCCACCAAAAGAACCGCCACCAACAACTACAGCCGCTTCACCTGATGCTAAGTTTCCTCCACCACCGACAGCAGTTGACCATTTGCCTGTTGCTCTAGTAGACGTGCCACCTAATACTGAACTCCAATCCCCACTAGCCACATTACGATTAGCCGCAGTACCTGCATCACCACCGCCACCGATGAAACTGTAACTTCCAGTTGCCTGATTGTTACCACCACCTACTACTACTCCATGAGGTGTAAAAAAGGATAGGGTTGATGTTGATGAACCGCTTGCTACTTGGGATAGGGTTAGACTTGTTCCCGATATGGAGGCAACGTAGGTGTTTGGGAAACTATTGATACTTGTGCCAGTTATCAGTTGTCCAACTTTGATATTGGCATTGCTTCCAGAAAGAGTTACGGCTGTTGTTCCATTCATAGTGGCAGACTGCGTTGTTACCGCAGAACCACTTGTGCCTGAGTTTGTGTAACCACCACCAATTACATTGTAGAAACCAGCCAATGTATTTGCATAACCGCCACCAAGAAAACCAAATTGACCATTAGATGACAATGTTTGGGTATATCCACCGCCTAAAAATGCAAGTTGAGCAGCATTTGTATTGGTATCACCACCAACACTTGCCGCTTTTGAGCCAGAAGTTACAACATTGTTTCCACCTACTGTGACAGATTGACCGCCACTTGCTTGATTGTACTGACCACCAACAAGAACTGAACCAGCCCCTGATGCAACTTTTACTGCAAAGTCTCTTAGTGTTTGTAAATCAACAGCATTAGCACCCCTAGCATTACCACCCACAGCAGATGATGTAGTGGCTTGTGCTTGTAATGCACCAGTACCCGCAGGTTGAACAAATAGTGAGCCGTTAGACTCTAATCCTATTGTTGATACACCTGAAAAGGATAGGGTAGGAGTTCCGTAAACTGCTGTTGTGGTTGTGGGGATGTAGGTGTTAGCAGTTGAGCCAATTTCTAATTGTGCGCCCCAAATGAAAAATCCACTTGTTCCATTGCCTGTATAAAATGTAGTTGTTCCGTTGTTTAATAAAATTTGAGAACGAACAGACGTGCTAGACGAATCTATAATTGCGCCAACTGAAACTCTATACCACCCATTTCCTACATTTAATATGCTAGAAACAAGATTTGTTGAACCCGAACCTAAAGCAACATAAGCAGAACTAATTGTTCCAGCAGTTAAATCAAAATCTGCTGCAATTTGATTTGCAAATGTATTTAAGACATATTTAATAGTTCCTTTTGTTCTTGTGCTTGCCTTAACATACCATGAAACAATGTGAGGAGTATTAGCAGCTATCGTAGTGCCAGCATTTTGAGTTAGTGCGTGTTCGGCAGTTGCACTATTTTCAATAAGGCTATCTGCTGTTACATTGCCATCAGGTGCAGTTGTAGAATTTGCAGTAATGGTTGCATTTGATTTTGACCAATAAGCGTTATCAAATTGCTCTGAATAAAGTAATAAATTCTGCCCAGTACCCTTTAACACTTCTGTCTGAGCAGTAAGCGTAGTAAACGTACCAGCCGCAGGGGTTGTTGCTCCAACTGTTGTGCCGTTGATTGTGCCGCCTGTGATGGGGTAGCTGTCAATATTGCCAGATGCGTCTTCATAGACCGCCTTGCTGGCTGGGTAGTCCACAAACACATCCTTTGTGCCTGCTGAGAAATTAACTAAAGACCCACTATTGCTCGATGACAGCACTGTCGTGCGTGACAGTAAAGTCCCGCTGGCTGTATACGTGCCAATGCCCACCTCCCACTCAGAGGCCGACTGGTTGGCAATGACATAGTAGGTCGTGTTTGCATTGCCCACAGCAGAAAACGATTGGTAGCCAGAGACCGCACCCAAAAGTGTTGCAGTCCCAGTCCCTGTGACTGTCGTGGTTTCTCGGACACGATCCGCAAGCACTAAAGCCATCTAATGACCTCTTTAAGTAGCGTCAAGGGAAAATGTATAAGTCACATTCAATGTATCGCCAGACACAACAGCTCTGTCGCCTGGTGACTGAAAGTCAGAGGCCGAGAAAAGAATGCCAGATGTGCCAGTGGCCACACTAGCCAAAAATGCACCAGCCACTGTGCCACCAGCACCGCTGATTGCAAATGAAGTGCTTGATGTACTGATCACAGATGGATCAGCTGTCGTGGCCGTGCCAAATGTGGCAGCCTTTCGGTTGCCACTGTAATTGCTGAATTCAGTCCAGCCGGCGTGTGATGCCAAAGTGTCAGCTTCCGCAATCGTTGTCCCAGAGCCTGGTCCAGTGATCAACCCCAAGTACCAAGTTGTAGTCTGTGTGGCAGCATCTAAATAAGTTGCAACCATATTTTGCAGACCCTCATTCACCACCAAGTTGTGTGACTTTTCAGTCCACTTGACTTGGCCATCAGCACCAATGCACTCAAAGCAATAAATGCCACCAGCTTTGGCAAAAGACTGGTTTTGAGTACCAGCCACTAGGCCAGCTGCCACAGCGTCTACAGATTTTGCAATTTCATTTGACATGGTTATTTATCCAAAAGTTTTTGCACGGGTGAGCAATGTGCCGCCAGAAGATGACCCGCGATCATCAGCAATTTGAAGATCATTAATGGCACGATCATATAGCGCTGACCATGTCGAGATTCTCGCATCATCTTGCAAGTATGGTGCAGCTTGGAGCAATGATCCATACAGATAAATGTCTGGACTCGATGTCAAAAGCCAGTTGCTGGCCACACTGCTTGATAACTTTGTCAACTTCGCGTAATAGGTCAACTCAGTTGTGTAGTTGCTGTCTGGTGTTGGGACCAGCCTGAGCTGGTCACCAACCACGCCAAAGAATTTTGGTTTGCCACTGGCTGTGTATTTGGTTGATTCAGCATCTAGCGAATCAATGCTCAAAAACTGCAATGGGGTTTGCGGATTGGTGCTGGTGAGCTTTAAAGATTTGGTTTCCAAAAAGTCAGCAGGCACGGCGCCATATTGAGCGTCAAAAGACGCATTGGCCCTGACGATCATCTGCCTGGTGCGCAGTGTTCTTTCAAGCTGCGCCTCGGCCAGAGAGATAAAGTCAGGAATGGCATTTGTCAGGTCTGACCGGTTAAGCCAGTCACCAATGGATGTCTTTAGCTCTGTGTAGGTTGTCAGTGCCATTATTGGGCCTCTTTTTCCATCTCTTCTTTCACAATCCAAGTGTGTTCATGGCGATATTCAAATGTGCCAATGTGGCCAATTTCCTTTGAGACATCATGGTCGATGTAAACCTTGTAACCTAGCTCTTGAGCCTTCTTACAAAAGAACACATCCTCACCCATGTAGCCCCGTGTGGTCTGCCATGGCATATCAAACCATGGCTCGCTCATACCCTCAAACACCTCGCGCTTGATCAGCATTATGCCAGTGCCAATGCTTCCCACCTCTTGCAATCCAGTAGATTCTGGCATGGTGTAGACCGGCACTCGCTTGTCGTTTTCGTCATAGTTTTGAGCTGTCGGGCCAGTGGGCATTCTGCGCCTGGCGCAGTTGGCGGCCACAATCTCTTTGTCGTGGGCCAATAATCTGCCAACCATGTCCTGTGGAAATGTCATGTCAGAGTCAATGAAAAGGATATGTGTGCAGCCTTCTCTCATGGCATCCAAGCAAAGGTCAGCCCTTTGGTTTTGGATGATCGTGCCTTGCATCAATTTCAGACTGATTGCGTCTGTGGTGTTGAGTGTGTGATAAGCCACCATATTGACCATGCAATATGTGT